GCGTTACCTAAAAAGAGTAAAAAGAAAAGAGGGCAAGCAGGGGCTAAAACTTCGGAAAGTCCAATAGCTTTAAGGAATCTGCTAAATCAATTACTACCTGCAATGGTAGCGAGTAAAATGACCTCACCAGCACTACAATTTAGGACTGGTAGATTTGCAAACTCAGCCAGGGTTGAGAATGTAAATATTGGACCAAGAGGTGGAACACATGTAGACTATACTTATCAAAGAGAGCCTTATGAAACTTTTGAGCCAGGAAACAAACAGGGGAGTACTCAAAGAGACCCTCGAAAAATAATAGGAGCAAGTTTACGAGAACTTGCACAAGGAATACTAGGAAGACAACTTTCCTCGATTAGGAGAAACTAATGGACTCAACTACAGCTAGAGCACACTCAACGCGTAGACGATCCATAGTAGGAGCAATCGCAGACAAGTTGTATGAAAGTTTGAATGGGTCATATCCTTATAGGAGTTCCGTTCAAAGTGTCGAGCCAAGACTGAGGTTCTGGGACGAAGTTACAGACTTCCCCGCACTTCAAGTTGGAGCTGGACAGGAAACACGCGAGTATGAAGGCGGTGGTTTCCGATTTAGATTTTTACGAGTAACAATCAGGTGCTATGTGAACGACAACGATGACGTCATTTTAGCACTAGAAGAACTACTTGAAGACGTTGAAACTGTACTTGAAGATAATGATCCTTTAACGTACACAGATTCAACAAATACGTCTCATTCTACTGCAAAGACTACAATCTTAAGCATAGATACAGACGAAGGCGTTTTGGAGCCTCTCGGTGTCGGAGAAGTCATCGTAGAGATTCAATACTAGGAAAAGCCCAAGCTGAATAAACATTTAGTAAGGCTCTTCCAGAGAATATTAGGAGAAAAATAATGGCATTTCATTTTAGTAGAGATACCAAAGTATTCATGAAGTTCAAAGGGACTGTAGCAGGTAGCACTGATGCTCTTTATGAATTACCAGTACTAGACGGTTACTCCTTTAGTCAGGCTACAAACAGTTCGGAGATTACTCTGAGCGAAGCAGCTGACTCAGCGGGTAACAGCAAGAGAGGAAGAGCAATGTTTAATGACTCTTTCGCACCAGCAGAATGGAGTTTTAGTACTTATATGCGACCAACCACTAGTGGTGCGGGCGACACATTTGTAACTAAGCAACATGCAGGTAACGCAAAGACATTTGCAGTAGAAGGACCACTATGGGCAGCAATGTCTGCAGAGAGCTATGGACTAGGAGTAGCAGCAACAGATGTACAGTCTATAGCAACTTGGGAACCGAAGACATTTAACTTTCAGAACTCAAATAAAGTAGCACTTGGTGTTTTTGATCTGTTCTTTGTATTAGGAGCAGCAAAAGATAGTACGTCTGCAACGTACGACACAGGCACAGATGGCGTCACAGTTTATAAAATTAGTGATTGTTCAATCGGTACTGCGTCAATAGATTTTGACATTGAAGGTTTGGCACAAGTTGCTTGGTCTGGTCAAGGTAAAAAAATTAGTGAAGTCGCACAGTTAAACACAGCTGCGGCAGGTACTACAACAAAAGGTCTAATCGATGAAGGAATATCAAGTACTTCAAACTTTATTAGACAAAAGCTTACTTCATTAGCTATAGCATCTGATGTTTCTGTCGGGTCTGGCGCAGCTGGATTTGAAGCAACAGCAGTCAATGCTACAACAATGGTAGAAGGCAGAGTATATAAAATTGCAGTCGCAGGAACTACTGACTTTACAGTAACTAACGTGGGTGCAAGTAGCAGTGCTGTCGGAACTATCTTCACAAGAGGATCAGTTGCCGCTATAGGTACTGGTACAGTTTTTGAAGCAAAATACGGTGCAGCAGATGCAACTTATAATGTGATACTCACAGGTGGTAATATTTCTATTGAAAATAGTTTGACTTACTTAACACCAGAAACTCTAGGAACTGTTAATCAGCCCTTAGGACACGTCATGGGAACAAGAAATGTTTCAGGTAACTTTACTTGTTACCTAAATAGTGCGGTAAATGGCTCGCAAGATCTTTTAGAAGACCTACACGAAGCTACGAGTACTATTACAAACAGCTTCAACATGACATTTAGTATTGGTGGCGCGAACTCACCGAAAGTAGCTGTGGCATTACCAAATTGTCATCTAGAATTACCGACTCATTCGATTGAAGACGTAATTAGTGTAGATGTTAATTTCCATGCTTTACCAGCAGACCTTTCGAGTGCAACCGCTTCTAGCAGTGCTAACGAATTGAGCATAGTTTACAGCTCATAACTTAACTTACGGCGGGTAGCTTCGGTTACTCGCCTTTTTATGGATTTTTAAAAAACAAATGAACGATATAGTAAAAAAAGAAGCAGTAAAAGCTGTTTCACTAAAGAGTCTAATGACTCCAACAAAAACAGTAGAATTTGACTATCCTGGCTGTGACGATTTCAAAGTAAAACTTTGTTATCTAGCTAGAGAAGAGTTAATGAAACTTAGAAACCGTTGCGTATCTCAAGTATTCAATAAGAAGACTAGAGGCTACGAAGAAAAAATGGATGACGATAAGTTTCTTACTGAATATACCACAGCCGTAATTAAAGGCTGGACAGGCTTTAAACTTGGTTATGCCAAAAATATGTTACTACTAGGAGATTTAACTCCTGAACAAGAAGATCAAATGCTAGACTTTTCTCCAGAGAACGTAGAAGTACTCATGAAGAATTCAGGCGATTTTGATACTTGGGTAACAGAACAAGTTGGCGAATTAGAAAATTTTACCAAGAGCAAGTAGCCTGGGCACTTGCTCAAATAGGTCGCTTCTTTAGCGATCAAATGACTGTTGATGCTTATTTACAAATGAAGCATCAATTGGGCCAAGAGCCGGACCCAGATGAAATGCCAGTAGAATTGGATACTTTTCCATTGGAGGTACAAGAAGCTTTTGTTGTACATTCAATGCTGCCAGACAGATGGGACGGAGCTTCGGGCTCTTATTTTGGAAAGGACTGGTCTCCTTTAAATGACCTATTAAATATACAAGGTGTAGTTGACAAAAAGACTACATGCTTTTTCTTGAAGTACATAGACGGTTCAAACACGATAAATATCAATGCTGAACTAAAACGTAAGCAAGACGCCGATAAGAGGCGAACAAAAGCAAATTAACTATGGCTAAAAAGATTCAAGGCGGACAACTAGTATTTACCGTTAGCGACGACGGGTCCTTAAAACTATTAGAGCAAAAAACAAAGAAAGCTGCTAAGAGTATGGACAAATTGGGAGGAGCTTCCCAAAATACTGACAGAAGAATGAAAGGGGTAACCCAACAATCTTCTAACGCTACTAAAAACTTCAGTAAGCAAGCACAGACCATGCAAGGTGGTATTGTTGCTGTCTATGCAACCATTGCTGCTCAAGTATTTGCTGTTTCAGCCGCGTTCCAATTCCTAAAAGGATCTATGGAGATGCGAAACCTTATCGAAGGTCAAGCAGCCTTCGGAGCAACCACAGGTGTTGCATACAAGTCCTTAACTCACGATATACAAGCCGCTACCGGTGGCATGATTCAATTTAAAGAAGCCGCACAAGCAGCCGCTATTGGTACAGCTGCGGGCCTAAGCGCGGGTCAGTTAGAACAAATTGGTGTAGCCGCCAAGAATACATCTCTTGCCCTTGGTAGGGACATGACTGATTCTTTTAACCGTCTTACAAGAGGTATAACAAAAGCCGAACCAGAACTACTAGACGAACTTGGTATCATTTTGAGACTAGAACCTGCATTGAAAGCATATGCTACATCTATTCAGAAAAACGTAGCCGATTTAACACAGTTTGAGAAATCTCAGGCGGTCGCTAATGAAGTTCTAGGACAGGCAGAAGCAAAATTTGGTTCTATTACTAAGATAATGGATCCTAGTGCTTTTGCGTTACAACAGTTCGCAGTAGCATTTGACGAACTTGTAATGAAAATTCAAAAAGGTACTGCAGAATTTATGATACCAATAATGCAGTTCGCCTCTAAAAACGTCTACGCTCTAGTAGGCGCTCTAACGCTATTCCTAGCGCCAATCCTTAAATCTATATTACCAGACTTTGCTGCAATGGGAGTTGCCGCTTCGGCAAACTATAAGATAGCGGCTACTGCTGCTGGAGAAGCCGCAGACGAAGCTCAAAGAGCAAAAGCCGCATTAAGTGGCGCAAGTGGTAAAGGTGCTGAAGGTTTAGTTGACAATGATTACATGAAGAAAAATAAGATTAAAGGTGCAGACGGTAAGATTGGCGGTCAGATGTCTCAACGACAAATAAATATGCGAAAGAAGCATTTACAAGCTGGAACTGGTTTTGCAAAGAATATGAACAAACAACAGTTAGCGGATTATAGAAGATTCCTGACCGACCAAGATATTGCGCTCAATGCCTCTTTAGGCAAAAGACAAGGATTTATAACTCGACAACAATATAGAGCAAGAGCTTTATATGCTGGAACAACTGCGTTCTATAAAAAGACACAGATGCAAATGGTAGCAGTTACAAAGATGGCTTCAAGAGCAATGAATGGGGCTATGAAACTGATGGGTTGGATCGGTATTGCACTTATGATCTTTGAAGCAGTAAAAGCTTTATATACATGGATTAAAGGTGTAGATGAGGCAGCAGAAGCCGAAAAGAAACTCGCCGAAGGCATTAAAGAGAGATATACGGGTCTAACATCAGAAATAGGTAATATGATAGAGGTCCAGCGAGCAGGACTTTTAGGGTTTAGAGGAACTATAGAACAAATAGGTTCAGCTTTTGGTTCCGTTGATATAGCTAAAGTGCTGGCTGATTACAACAAAGCTTTAACCATAAAAGACCCAGAAGCACAAGAAGCCGCCCTAGCTGGAATAACATCCTCTCTCCAAGGTTTGTCAGATTTATCAGGAGCCCCTAAAGAATTGAAAGAAGTTATGGATCTCGTCGCAGGTAAAAACAAGATTCCTAGCGGCAAAGATTCAATAGGTGAAAGAGTAATGGACTTAGGGAAGCAAATGCAAGCAGGAGCTGCTGCATCAAAGAACTTCTCACAAGCAAATAAAGCCTTATCTCAATCGCTACAACAGTTAGCAGGATCAGCTGCAAAACTTCCTTTTTCGGGTCAAATTGAAAACCTCAAAACTATGACAGACAACTCTACCTCTATGCTAGCAATGGGTAGCCTGGCAGTAGGAACTGCAGATACTGGAGTAGATGCAGCTAAGGCAAAATTAGCAGAAGTTCAGACAAACAAAACAAAAAAAGCAAGAGCTGAAGCTATGAGAGCGGCTCAAAAGGCTTTTAGAGCAAAGACTGGAAACGCAAGTTCTAAAACATATAATGACAACAATGCCTTGCTTGAAAAACAGTTTGGTATGAGCCAAGGAGATATGAGTAGGTCACTCAGAGGGCAAGGACTAGGCGATCTCGATGAAGCAGGTGCACAAAAAGCACTAAACGACGCCTTACAAACTCAAGTAGAAGCGAACGATCAAGAAAAGCTATATACAGATGAACAGGTAAAACAAATTGCTCTAATGAAGAAAATGAAAGGCTTCCAGAATACCTCAATGGAGATATCTCTTAAGAATCTTTCAATTCAAACTCAACTAGCGTCTAGGGGTATGCAATCAGATGCTGTCACTAAAAATACCTTTAATAATATAAAGAATGAGAAAGCTATAAACAATCAAAAACAAAAACAACTTGATTTAGAAATGGCACTAACAGCAGAGAAAGCAATTACAGACGATTCTTCACCACAGCAGAAAAAATCAGCCGCGTTCTTAGTGGAACAGAAAAGAGAGATGTTGAAGACCTCTAAGGCACAAACAACACAAACAGCTCTCGAAGTCAAATTTGGAAATCTAGCAAATACGCAAGCTGAAAGAAGACTCAGACTAACTGAAGAACACGCCTTAGAAACAGCAAAAACAGCAACTAGTGCTGCCGAAAGAAAAAGGCTTATGGACCTAACCGCAGGCAAGTTTGCGAAGAATGTGCTAGCACAAAAACAAGTTCTGGATATGGAAGAGAAACATACTCAATTGCTAGAAAAAGAAAAGAATGCAAGACTAGACTTAGCAGAATTTATAGCTATAGAGGGACACGATAAAGAAAAAGCTGTACAAATGGAAGCAGCTATAACTAAGTCTGTGGAAGACCAATTAAAACTTCGTCAAGAAATTATGGCACTTCAAAGCAAGCAGGCCGGCTCTTTACTTGCAGCTGCAAGAGCAGATAAGATAGTAAATCAGGGAGCAAATGTAAGTAATATGACTGGAGGAGCTCCGGGCATGCTACCAGGTTTTGGTGTGAATAATATTACTCCTCAATCAAAACTTTTAAATCAGTCATTAAATGCTGAAGGACTAACAGCTGCACAAGCTGCACTACAAGAAGTGTCGATTCTA